CGATAAATACTGGCAATATTTTGATCACACAAGAAACGAACAAGTGTACTACATATAGTACAGAAAAGGGGTTACTATGGCAGGAATGAGAGATATGTTATTGTGGATGAAACTTCAACAGGACAAACCTGAATACAGTGCATTCAAGGTGTGGCAGGACAGGAATCAGACAAAGGAAGCAGAACCAAAGTTGATACCAGTTGCCGAATTGGAAACTGTCGAGGAAGCACCATCCGATAAGGATTGATTCGTGGCTACAGAAACTGCATTAGCCGAATCATCACAGGCATTGTTTTGTGCTCTTGCAGATTATGTGGGGGTTGTTAATCTAACCAACAAAAACAATCCGTTTCATGAAAGTAATTACACGGATAGTAATAAAAAACCAAACTATATTGAATTTAAGAAATCATGGAACTTAAGATACCCACAAAAAACTATTAATAGTGTGCTGGCAGATCGCCGAGCAAATGTGCAAGAAGGTTCTTCCAACATTTCGGCAAAAGAACTAGAGAGTTTTTTGCTGAATAAAAGTGATTGGTTCTTGTCCTCTATGCTAATTGCGAAAAAACTAATAACAGACATACAGAAAATAAGCTCATCATTTACTAAAATAAAATCCCCAAATTGGTCTGATATTTTTTATGTCCGAGGTGATGCAGAAATAATGGGCGGTATAGGAAAATTGTTTGATATTGCAAACTCACGTCCAATCAAGGGATCTATTGCCTTTGGTGATATTAATAAATGGAATCCAGCAGACATATATCTTGCATCAAACTTTGCTAGAGCAGATATTGCAAAAAAACTAAATGAAGCTAAAAAGACACCAGAGTCATTCACCTTTTTACATTTAAATAAATTTATTGGTCGGCTAATAGAGCATGGTGATTTATTGCCTTTGTCGTTGAAGAAGCAGCAAAAGTCAGTGACTATCGTGAAGGTGAACTTCAATAGGAATAAAGAACTAGACGAACTTTCAGAGAACAAATACTTCGGCACAAGACCGTGGAAACCGTACACCAAACAGTCCCCGCAAACAAGAGATCTACAAATCTACTTCAATAGACAAAAACAAGATCATATAAAAATAAGGCACGATGCATCGACTGCTGGACTAAAGGCAGAATTTATGATTTCAAATTCTGAGGCAAGAGGGGGGTCCATAGGGTCAGCTGGCATTTTTGCTAGTATTATAAAAATCTTGGACTCTTCATTTGCTGCAAAATTTTCAAGCACATATGAATCATCCAACAATCAATTCAGAAACAAAGTTAAAACACTTGGCAACAGTCCATCATCAAAAATAAAGAAAGACCAATACAACGACGATAGAGGAGAAATGAGTGCGATATATGTTACAAACAATATAATTCCCATATTGATGAGGTGGCTCAATGGTGATAAACGCCGGGCTAATAAATTTATACAATTGCTTTTCCAGTACATCACGTCCCGGACTCAACAAAGCGGAAAATTCGTAATCGCAAAATGAAAACATTTATTCATGAACTTTATATTATGGATTCTGACATTAATGTTAGTGATACTCCTAACGGCAGGCATTATTGTACACCAGATGGCAAAAAATTTCCTTCTGTGACGACCGTGATCGGCTGGGAGAAGAGAGAGTTCTTTGCCCAGTGGAGACGCGACAACCCCGAAGAAGCCCGGCGAGTCTTGAGAAGAGGGACGAGAGTTCATGCCATCGTCGAAGGGTATATAAGGAATGAAAACCCAAACAGGGCATTATTCGAATCAAGGGGCACCGACGAGGCAGAGTTGTTTACGAATATGCAGAAGGACATTGATCGGATAGACAATATTCGCGCAATTGAGGTGCCATTGTGGTCCTCGATTGTTGGTATGGCAGGCAGAACCGATTGTATTGCAGAATTCGACGGTTCGTTGTCGGTTGTTGATTTTAAAACTTCTACAAATCCAAAGAGTGAAGACTCAATCTCTGACTATTTTATGCAGGGGGCAGCGTACTCCTTAATGTGGCAAGATCGAACCAAGCAACCCATAAAGGACATTACAATCATCATGGGAGTGGAAAACACGGGTGAGTGTCAGGTGTTTACAGCAAAAACCAAGGATTGGGTAGAACCACTGTTTGTTGCGGTGAAAAAATGGCGGTCCCGTTTCCAAACTACATAAACAAGTTGGTGTCCCCTGTGTGTGCACAACGGCGGGGTCAAATGTGGCAGGGAGATAGTTCCCGGAAACCACAATGACGACCACTACAATGGTTTTTTTCAGCCGCCAACCACAGGGCCACCAACTACTAAGTTTCCTAAATAGATGATGATGTCTAATATAGCAATAATATATCTGATCCGGCTTTTGGGGATGGCAAAATATGTTGGTTATACTTCTCAAGGCATCGAAACCAGATGGAAAAAGCATTGTTGTAATGCAAAGAATGGCGGCGTCGGATATGCTCTTCATAGAGCAATACGAAAATATGGTAAGGATGCATTTACAATAGAAGTACTTTACCAGTCGTCAGACCTTGATCACACCCTGAATGTGAAAGAAAATGAATTTATTGTGGAACACAAAACCCATTCTTCTCATGGTGGATATAATATGACATTGGGTGGAGAAGGGATAGTTGGTCGTGTTCCTTCTGAAGAAACCCTTCGAAAACTGTCAGAGGCGGGAAAGGGGAAAGTTGCTTCTGAAGAAACGAGACGAAAAATAAGTCTGGCGAATATAGGGAAAGTTTTTTCTGAAGAACATCGTCGAAAAATATCTGTTGCTCGCATGGGGAGAGTTGTTCCTGAAGAAACCCGGCGAAAAATGTCAGAGTCACACAAGAGGCGAGCTAAATTAGCGAAAGTGGGCTCATAGATGGAAACCTTTCTTCTATTCTTAAAAGAATCTGCTAAAAAATCCGGAGGTAAGAATGTCCACTTAGAACACCTTGAGGACGAGATTTTCAATGGTGGATTCTCGGCATTTATGAATGGTCTGAATTCCTTGCAGGGTGTGGTGAAGTCATTACAGAGCAACGACACTTCTCGATATGATGTATCCGTCAAGTGGGATGGCAGTCCCGCTCTGGTTATGGGAAAAGACCCTGTCACCGGTAAATTCTTTGTCGGCACCAAGAGTGTATTCAATGTAACACCCAAAGTAAACTTCACAAACGCCGACATAGACCAAAATCACCCACACGAAGGACTGAATAAAAAACTAAAATTGGCACTTAAATATTTTAAAGTGCTGAAAATACCAACTATTCTTCAGGGTGACCTCATTTTTGATCGTGAAACATTGAGCAATGAAACCATAGACGGCCGCCGGTTTTTGACTTTTCAACCAAATACAATCAAGTATGCAGTCGATCCAAAGTCACCATTGGGGATGCGAATACTTAAAGCTAAAATAGGGATAGTGTTTCATACAGAATACGATGGCAACTCTATAGAAACTTTGCGCATCAAACAATTCAATCCGGATATCTCAAATCTGACCAAATCCCCTACGGTCTGGTTCGACAACGCAACATATCGTGTAGCAAAGGCAGATGGATTGTTTAATGCATCTGAAATTAAAGACTTCAATACCAGAATGAACCAACTAATCAGGACTGGTGAATCACTAAAGTCCATAATGAATGCAGTATCGAAAAACGCAGGTGCAGTCATGGAAATAAAAACATACTTCAATTCCATTGTGCGTTCTGGTAGAACAATAGGTGATGTGAATGAGTTACTGGTGTTCGCAACTGCTAAATTAGAAAAGAATCGTACAGAAAGAAAAGTCAAAGGACACATCAAGAAGCCAACTCCTACTTTGGATTTTTTAAAAAAGAACAGAAATCAAATCAACAATCTATTTTTACTACACAATAGCGTCGCAGGACTGAAGACATTAGTGATGACCAAACTATCGACACTTACATCAGAGTTTGGTACTTTCTTGAAAAAGGGAAATAAATACGTTGCCACTCCAGCGGAGGGATTCGTGGCCATCGACCGGTTAACAAATAATGCCATAAAACTGGTTGACCGAGTAGAATTCTCAAGAGCCAACTTTACTATGGCGAAATCTTGGAAGAAATAAGGGGTTGATGTTCGGTGCATTACGGGAGGTGATCAAAAGTGGCAAAGTCTAAAAAAGATTCTCGACCAAAGAAAACTATCGTGGTTGCATTTGGCCGGTTCCAGCCACCAACTTCAGGGCATCAACTCCTTTTCAACAAAGTTCTCGAAGTGGCGAAACGACTAGGTGCAGATCATGCGATTGGGATGAGCTATTCAAAAGATCCCATCAAAAATCCACTTTCGACTACTCGTAAATTGTTCTGGATGAGAAAGTTTGCTCCAGGAGTAAAATTCATAGAAATTAGATCTGCCGACAACCCCGCACAATTTCTATATTACCTCGCAGAAAAAGGTTACACAGATATCGTCATGGTCGGTGGATCGGACAGGCAGGAGTCTTATTCTTCGTTTGATAGACTGAAGAAATCAGATCCACCTCTCAAGGTGAATAGTGTCCGTTTTGTTCTTGCGGGGAAAAAACGAAATGCCTCGGCAGGCGTTGCCGGCATTAGTGGTAGCGGGATGCGAGATGCAATCATGAAGGGGAATCTGAAGAAATTTGCGTCTGGGTTGCCGAATACTGCGACGAAATCTGATGTGGCAAAACTGTTCTCTGAATTGAAATATGCAATGAAGCGAACCACTCGCGAAGGATGGGATTTTCAGACACTGCATCGTGAAACTGCCGCAAAATTGTGGGAGAGTGACAAATACAAACGAAGACCCAAAACACCGGGACAAAAAGACGGTTTTTCTAAACATAATACACGATTTCGCATCCCGCCGTGCAATATAGATGAGGGTGCTCGAGATTGGTTTCATAGTAGGTGGGGTATTACCAAAAATACGACATCAAGATAGAAGATACATACTAATGATGCAAATTTACCAAATCTATAATAAAAATACAGGAAAATCGTATGTTGGGTAAAACGCGTTCCACCGAAACTAACTTGAGGAAATAACGAATGAGTACACTAAAAGTCGATACTATCCAACCATCAAATAGTGGTAATGCACTTTCAATATTGACGGGTGCGAATGTTCTTCGCATGAAGATCGAGGCAGATGGTAGAATTGGCCATGGTAAGTCCCCTGGTGCAGGTGTAAAACTTGATATTGATTCAACTGCCGTGGCAACATATGGATTACGAGTAGACACACAGGGTCGCCCCGATAGCACGGGATATGTTTGGTTTGGTGATACGACGGTGCCTGATTTCTTTATTAACACAAGTGGCCATGTTGGAATTGGTACGGCAACCCCCTCCAGACCATTGCACGTTGTCGGATCGATAGCAGTCTCTTACGAAACCACTGGCGCATCCCCATCGACGATCTCGAATACTTCTGCAAACAATCTTTCTATAAATGCAGCAGCCGGTCTTCAATTGGGCGTTGTCGGTAACACAAAGATAAATATATCCACAAATACCATTGGAATTTCGGCGGGTCGTTTCATTGTAAGGCCAGATGGTCTTTCCCCACTTTCATTTGGCCTGCCTA